GGCGCGTTGTATTGCCCGCGGGCCTCGGTGCGTAGCTCCGCGACTTCCGGCGCGCGTGGCCGCGGCGGGACGAAGCTATCCGGCGCCCGCGCGAAGCCGGGGATGCTCTTGGGGATCGGCGCCGCCAGCCCGGCGGCAAATTCGGTGTACTCTTTCGGCAAGCCGGTGACGTTCTCGACCGGCTGGCTGACGATCGACCGGAACGGCGCCACGACGGGCGCGCTCACGTACTCGGCGGCGCCCTGCGCCGTCTTCCCGATCCCGCCGAGGATGTTTCCGATCGCCTTCAACCGATCCGTGATCGAGCCCTGCGGCTTCGGCGGCGCTTCCTCGGTTGCACGTGAAACAGCGTAATCGATGTCCCGGCCGCCTTGGATGCCCTCGATCGCCTTTTCTAGCCCGGTGTCTTCGGTGCCGTAGCTCGCCACACCTTCGGCCGCTTGTTTCGGCCCGGCGAGCATGTTGCCGACTGCATTGCGCACGATGTCGGCATAGGTGCCGGGGATATTGGTGACCGGCGCCGTGGCGTTCTCGACGAAACCTTGCGGGCGCACCGTGATCCGAGCCGGCGCGCCCGCTGCCGCCGGCACAACATCGGCTTGCACCGGGGCGATGTCGGCAAACGGATTGCTGGCGGTGCCCGCGGGGGATGCGCCCGGCAGGATGTCGGCGAAAGGATTATCGGCCATTACGGGCTCGAAATGGTGGGGGCGCCGATCGAGCGCAGATGATCATTTGCTTGCCGCAGCAAGGCGGCGGCGTCACCGCCGGCGTCGATCATTTCCCGCAGCCGGGCGCGCACCATCCCAACGGCTTCGTTGGCCTCGGCGGTGCTCTGTACCTTGCGGGGGACGGCCGGCGCGGCCTGTGCGGGCGCAGCCGGTGGGGTAGCAGCCGGCGCTTGTTTGCTGCCCGCCTGCCCCGCTTGGAAGCGCTCGCGCATGTGCTGCTTGACGTCGGCCGGCGCCTTCAACGCGGCGTCGATTTCCTGCGTCATGATCCCGGTGGCGGCGTCAAATTGCCCGTTCGACCACGCTTTATTGAGAATTTCCCGCGCATGATCCTTGTCGGACACGGTAGGCGTGCCGGTCGGGCTGATCGCGCGAGCGTACAGGTTGACAAGCGAATTCACACCGGAGGCGAATTTGACGATATTCGGATCGCCGGTGCCCTCTTGGTAGGCTTGAATGATCTTGTTGAGGCTCGGATAGTTGGTGCGGTTGACCGAATTCGACGCCTCGGTGACGATCGGCAACACGCGCTTGAATTCGTTGGCGGCAATTTCGATGCCCGCGGTGCGTTGCGCGACCGTGCGTTGCCCGGCCTTTTCGCCCATGAATTCGGCGTTGCGCAACGCTTGTTCCGCCGCTGTGATGCCGAATTCGTTGTTTTGTCGGGCGATTTCCTTGCGAACGCGGATGATGTTGCGCGGGTCCTTGGCGAGCCCGACTAGAACCGACGTGTCGCCGGCGCGGTACTGTTCCGCAATCGCCTTCGTCGTTTCGTCGTCAAGCTCGCCCTCGTATTTCAAGGTGAGTTTTGACGCCGCCGTCTCCGCAGCCGTTCCGGCTCGTTGGCCGGCGATGCCCTCGATTGCCCGATGGTGGCGTTCGGTTTCGGCCAGCGCCTCGGAACGCGCACCGCGCGCTTCGGCCCGGTTAGAGCGGGCTTCGGCCAACCGCAGAAACGGCGCCGCCTGATCGATCGCGCCGAGCCGCGTTAGCGCGGCCGCCGCCTTGTTGAAATCGACGTTCCCCTGCGGATCGGTGGCCTCGGCGAGCGCGCCCTGCATCGCCTGCTTCTGGCGGTAGGCACCAATCGCGTCGCCGAGCCGGGAAATCGCCGAGAAATCGAATTCCGCCGGCCGGGCGGCCGTGGGATAGCGGAGTTGGTCGACGACAAAAGGGGAGGCCATGTCTTACGCCCTCGCGTAGCCGGCGCCGCCGGTGTAGCCGCGGACTGCCGCGCCGCCGAGGTTGGCCAGCAAGTTCCAGAAATTCGCCGAGCCCCGATTTGCCGCGTCCGCCTCGGATTGGGTCGATTGTGCGATCCCGCCGGTGACGTTGCCGCCGATGCCGATCTGGCCCTGTGCCACGTCCCTCGCCACGCCGGCCTGCCCGCCGGCCACCGTGCCGGCGAGCCCGATCCGGCCGCGCGCCACATCGCCCGCGAGCCCGGCGCGAGCCGCACCTAGCCGGCTCAACAGGTCCGCCTCGGCGCCGTAGCCGGCGGCGGTGCCGGCAGCACCGGCCCGCGTGGCCTCTAGCTCGGGCGACACGAAGCCGCCGAGCCGGCTCAAATACGTCCCGTATTCCTGATTAGCGAAGCCCTGCGCCCGGTCGCGGATCGCGTCGAGCGTATTTCCCGAGCCGGCGATCCCGAGCGATGCCGCCTTGCGCGCCGCGGCGTCGGTGGCTTGATCGACCGCGAATTGATAGCCCGGCCCGGTCGTGAACGCGGCTTTCGCGCGATCGGCACCGCCCGGCCCGTTCACGCCGAGCGCGTCGAGATAGAGGCTAGTCGCGCCGCCGTACTTCTGCCCGAGCGCGGTCACCGGCGCATAAGCCTCGCGTCCGGCGCCGAGCGCCGTTCGCGCATCGGCTGTCGAGCCCGTGAGGTACTGATCGGCCGTCGTGCCAAGCGCACCGTAGATATCCTCGCCGGCGGCGCCGAGCCGGCCGTAGATATCGCTGGCCGCGGTGCCGTAGCCCCGCAACGCTCCGGTCGCTTCCCGGCCATACTGTGCGTAAAGCTCGGCGTTCTTTCGCGCGGCTTCCTCGGCGGACTTGTTCGTGAAAATGTCGAAAATGCCCATCAAGGTATCTCCGTTCGGACTTTGGTGAGGACGGCCTGCAACCGTACAAGCCAGTCATAGAATTCCTTCGTCGGCTGGCCCGTCTGCGGATTTATCAACGCCACATCCGGCAGCGGCAGCGGGATCAGCTTCGGCGATGTCGTCGGCATCAGGCGTTGCTCACCTTCGGGTTCTCGGCTTGCGTCGCAAACAGAAACCCGACGTAAACCGGATCAGAAATATCGATCCGCCAGCGTCGCCCGTTCCAGCTTGATCGCCCGGTGCAGGAGATCAGCGAAATCAGCGCTCGCGTTGTGGCTTGTCGTCCGAGCTTGCGTTGAAGCGGCGCCGAATACGTCTGCCCGCCATCATCCGACCACGAAATTTCGACTGTCGGGTTAGTCTCGATCGGATCGAGCGGCGTTATATTGACCACGGTTCCGCCGGACACGTAGGCGTTTGTGAAGAACGAGCCCAACAGCGAAAGCAATCCGGTGCCGCCGAATGTCCCCTTGAAGATTTGCCAAGTCCCATTGGCTTCGGTCGTGCCGACTACTCCGGAGACACGAACGGCGTCGCCGTTGTTAAATCCCGCGAGGCTCGCAAGAGGAACGTGCAACGCAACCGCATTATTGTGCGCACCGTCGCCGGTTGCGTTGGCGACCGACACCGGCGGCCGCTCGACGGTGTTCACGCCGACGCCGGTCACGAAGTTGAAGTCCGCCCTTCCGACGCGCGCGCCGACCGGGAATTTCTCGACCGCGCCGCTTTCGAGCCGGATGCGGAACGGGTTGTTTATCTCCTGATGCACAGTGCTTGTGATCTGCTGCACGTTGCCCGATTGCGTGTCGCCGCACAGCCATTTACCGAAGGCGAAAATCCCGCCGCTGATGCGCGATCGCGCGAGGTTGTAGCTGTTGCGCTCGGCCCATCGGGTGTTATTCAAATCGAGCACCCATGACCACGTGCTAGAACTGATCAGCACGAAGCCATGGCCGCGGCTGATGTAGACCGACATTTCGAGTTGCGTTTTGTCGGTCACCGCCTCGATCAATCCGTCTAAGTCGGGAGGCGAGATTTTTTCCGGCGTGTAGCCGTTGAACTTATAAACCGCGTTATCGTCACCGATGATGACGAGCCCGCGGCCGAAGCTGTCTTCATATCCGGTGACACAATACGGGCCGGGGATGCCCCGCGGGATAACGACGGCTTTCTGAAACGGGAACGGCGTCGCGCCAACGTCCGCCCATACCTCGGTTGTGAACGCACCGAAAAGCCAGAGTTGTCCGCCGTAGGCGATCGCGCGCGTGAGCCCGTCCGGCTTGGCCTCGGCGGTGCCGAAGGACAACGGGTTGACCGCAGTCGAATTCAGATCGGTTGCGAACGCGCGACCGTCGCCGATCGTGAACACACCGTAGCCGTCGATCGAGCACGTCGAGTTGGGCGCCGGTAGATCAATGTCCGGCCAGCTATTCGTCACCGCCGCCGTGGTGAACGTGGCAATATTGTTGTCGGGATCGACAAACCATTGATCCGGCGTCGGCGACTTGTTGTTGCGCGCGAAAAACCCCTTTTTCGTTCCGGTGAGCGCGCCGACGTTGGTCGAAGCGCCGCCGGCCGATGTGAACTTTTCCAGTTGCCCGTTGAAGGCCGCGTAGAGAAGGCCGGCATTCTCGAACAGCCCGCGAAATCCCGTCCGGCTTGTCGTGCCGAAGTTTTTCAGTCCCGGCGCGCGGCGGTAGACGATCCCAGACGGCGCACCTTCCTGCAACGGTTCAACGTAGCCGTTGATAATGCGGCCGGCCGCCTCTTGGAAATGCGTGCCGGGGGCGCTCGATGTCGGGAACGGAATGACTTCCGTCATTCGCCCGTCAACGGATTATAGACCACGCCGCGGGTGTTGCGGTTGCTCAACTGCGCATCTGTTCTCAACAGCTTGCGCGTGCGCGCGGGCCGGTTGATGCGGCGCAGAACCTTTTCAGCTTCGTCGGCGAGCACCTTCAAGCTTGCGTCGCCTTGCAAATTGAACGCCGGCGCGACGTTCCATGCCACGATGTCGGCAAGCGGCAGGAAGACCGAAAGCTCGATCTGGCCGCCGCTAGGTGGGCTCGACGTGCCGGGATCGCTGACATAGACGACGCCGAGCGCGGCTTGCATTTCGAGAACGGGATCGAGCAGATCGTCCACGCGGCCCACGTCTTCGTCGCTCGGCGCTTGTCCCGGCGTTAGGATGCCGAGGCTATCTAGCGCGGCGTCCACAAGCTCGCGGCGGGTTTTCGTCGTCGCCATCAATCATCTCCGGGTTGCGGCAAGCGGACTTTCGGCGGCCGGCCGCGCTTGCGGCGCAAGGGTTCGGGCGCGTAGCTCTCGACGATGTCCGTGATGTCTTCATCGGAACCAAATAGCCGCTCGGTGAGCGAGGGCGGCCCGTCAACGTCGGTTCCGACGCGCTCGGTGTATTGCTCGAAGGTTTCGATCGGCGGCTCGGGCGGCGGGATCGCGTTGGATGCCCGCCTTGACGGCGGCATTGCGGCCTGCATCAACGCGAATTCCGACGCCGTCATGGCACCGGGCGGCAACGTCTCGCCCGGTGCCAAGTGATACACCGTCATGTTGCCGGCCTTGTCATAGCCGGCGGTCGGGACGGTTGTCGGCATTACCGATGCCTGCGTGCCTTGTGCGGTTCCTCGACGCCGGCGTACTTGTCATTTTCAAGCGGCTTCGGCGTGACCGGCTCGACTTCGTGCTCGTAGTCGAGCGTTAGTTGGAACCCGAAGTTTCCGGCGGGAAGCGGAGGATCGAAGAACATCAACAGGTCGTCGTTCTCGACCACCGGCGGCCGCTTGGCGTCGAGCATCGATCGATTGCCAGAGCTTTCGGTAATCGAGGTCGGATTGACGGGAACGCCGAGTAAGTCGAAAGGAATACGAATGCCTTTCGCCTCGGAGGCCACTTTCACGCCCAAGGGAACGGTGCGAGTGATCGTGCCCTTGTTCAATTGCTCGACAACCTCGCCGGGAATTTCGTTGCTTTCCCGGTACAGTGCCGGAACGGTAGTGCTGTCGCCCGGAAACGGACTGCCGGTCGAGCCAGTCGCGGGCTTTTTCGAGCGCCGCTTGGATTTCTTCGCCATGGGGTAGCTCCAGAATTCGGGGGGAAAGAGGGGCGGCCGCTCTCCAGTGACCGCCCCAAGGTACGAAGCCGGCGACTTGAACCGACTTCGGGGAGGATCGCTTATGGCGAGCCCGACAACCGCGTTGCGAGGCGCGGATCGATCGTCTTGACGCCGTAGAGCACGTCGAGACGGTATTGGCTCAGGTCGTTCACGCCGTCATAGAACGGAATGAGACGAACACTGATGCCCTTGTAAGTCTCGCGAGCCACGTCAACGGCACCGGGCGGCCGCACCATGGGCACCATGCAGAGCGCGAAAGCGTTCTCTTGGAAAACCATGTTTTGCACGAAGCCGGTATTTGACGCACCGACCTTGGTAATCGCGGCACCGCCGGCCGGCGCCGCCGATACCGACTGAAACGCGCCCGAGATGATGATCGCCGGGGCAATCGAGAGGGTGGCCGCGCCCGCGCCGTCCGCGGTAACGTCCGCCTGCACAACAAACTGTTGCAGGAACGCGAGCGTCGCCTTGGTGACCGGGTTGACGGCGAACACGCCGGCGATCGTGAACACGTCGCCCTTTTTCCACGTGCCCGCAGCACCGTTGCCTGCCGTGATCAGGTTTTGAATGCCCGGCACGCTTTCCGTGTTCATCACGGAATTGTAGGTGACGTTCTGGCCGGCGCCGTTCACGGTGCCGTTGGTGGCGGTGCCCGTGGTGTGCACCGGCACGTTCTGCGCCATGTAGGTATCGACGCCGCCCATCATGCCGATCTCGCCACGCCGATAAGCTTGCGTGCCGATCTGTTGCATGAACAAAGCGGTTTGCGATCCCGCGATGGCCCAAAAGTCGGACGGCGAGAACACCGCCGACCGATCGTTTTGCGGCACGGCCGTATTGTCGAGCCGTTCCGGGGCAAGCTGGAAATCCGGGAACGAGTTGATGATCTGGCCCGGAGTGCCAACCCAATTGTAGACATCCTTGTACAGCGCCATCAGGTCTTGATCGACTTGGTTCGCAAGCCGGACCATGGCGGGACGGATGACGCGATCGGACAATTCCTCGATCCGCAAAGTCAGATCGGCCGACGAAAACGCGAAATCGACGCCGTTCTGCTTATTGATCTGGAACGTCAACTTGCCTTCGAGCACGTCTTGACCGCCGGACGGCTGGTTGGCCACGGCGCCAGTACGCACCGCGAATTGTGCCGGCTTGCGGATCGAGATCGTGTCGCCAACGGAATAACCGTTGATCCGCTTTTCGAACTCGTTCTCATATGCGCGGTAAACCTGCCGCGCCATGACGAGTTCGTTGTCGAGAATACGCACCGCCGCCTTGGCGATGATACTCGGGTTTAGGATTGTATTGGTAGCCATTGCCTTGGCCCTTTCAGGGTCAAGGCGCCGCGTTACCTATCGCCGTACTTTTTGCGGATGTAGGCGTTTAGGCTGGCCTCTTGTGATGGAGGCGACGCGCCGCCGCGAAGCGGAGCGATAGGTCGGGGCGCCCTCGGGATTTGGGATCGTTGTGAGGGCTGCGACAGTGACGCCTCGATCCGACCGATTTCCTTCGCTGCTCGCGTCGGTGTCATGGTCGAAAGGCGTTCGGCGGTGCGCGGGTTTTTGGCGAGGTAGTATTCCAGCGCCGGCCCTTGCTCGCTTTCGAAGATCAATTCCATCACGTGGCGGCCGACTTCGGTGAACGTCGCATTTTTGATCACATCGTCGTAATCGGGAGCACGCTCCCGAAAATCATCGATGCGTTCGCGATGCGTATCGACCAACTCCCGCATCCGATCCCCTTGCGATGCTTGATCGCGCGCGGATTGATCTTGCAGTTGTCGGGTCAATTGCCGCTTGTCGGTTTCGTAGGCGGTGCGAGCAAACGAATACTCGCTGTAATCGCCATTGAAATCGGCCTCCTTTGGGGGAGGCCCTAACCGCCGCTCGACTTCGGCCTTAACGTCGCCTATCGGTGCCACACGGCTTCGAAGTTCGGCGTTCTCGGCACGCAGTCGCTCCAACGCTCGCCTAGTGCGTTCCGGCGTGGACAACTTGCGCCGGCGGTCTTCCGCTGGCTGCTCTTGCCCGTCGTCGTCGCCCTCGGCGCCTTCGTCGGTCGTCGGGACCTGATCTTCGTCTGTCTCAACCTGTTCGGGTTGCTGATCGCCTTCGGGCTCTTGTCCCTCGGGCGGTGGTGCGTCCGACGCCGGCTGATCGGTGGTCGCTGGCAGTCTAGGATCGTCGTCATCTTGCATAGTCACTCCTTTGCCGCTGGCGCTCCACGCGCCGGCGTGCCCAACAAAAAAGCCGCCTCGCGGCGGCTGATTTCGTTTGAAAGGTTTGGGGCGCTTAGTAGCGATAGCCCCAAATATTGATAAAGGCGTTCGTGTTGCCCGCGCCGAGCGCGGCAAGCGACACGAAAATGGCCGTGCTAGTGAGGCCCACCATGCAAGGCTCGAAGACGATATCCATCGGCTGATTTTGAATGCCCGCGCCGGCGACCGTGAAGTAGCTGTGATTGAGGTTCGAGGCCATGCCGCTTGACGTGATCGCGACGGTGCCCGCGGTGGTCGCGCCGAGCGATCGGATGGAGTAGCCGCACAGATAGTTGCGCTGGCCGTCAACCGCAGAGAACGCCGCGGCTGCGGTCGCGTTTGCCACGTTGCCGCTCGTCGCCGCGATGGGCACGGCGCCCGGCGGAATGGTTGGCATGTAGGTTTGCGCCACCGCGGCCGCGGAGAACGCGATCAACGCTAGCAGTGCAATCAAACCCTTGCGCATGTTCGCTCCTATTGCATCGGGATAGGCGGTGGCGGCGGCGCTCCCGGCGGCGCTGCGCCGGGGAGTTGGGACAAATCCACCGGGGGCATTCCGCCGCCACCATCGGGCACGGCAGGCGCAGGGGGGCTTGCTCCCGGCGCACCCGAATTGATTGCGGTAGCAAGCTCGGCGACTACGTCCTTCAACTGCGCAACCGCATCGATCAGCGGATCGACGCGAGGATCGTGCGCGGCTTGTCCGTTCTTCTGCCCGACCAAGGTGCAGGCGTGGCCGGCCATCGCCGCATCGTGGTCGAGCCGGGCCTTTTCCTTGTCGGCCTCGATCTTCGCCAGATCGGCCTCGATCTTGCGAAATTCTACGTCGAGCTTTTTCAGGTCGAGCGCTTGCCGCTGTTCCTCCAGCACATTCGCCTTTTGCTGCTCGGCGAGCGCCTGCTGTTGTTCCGGCGTCGGTGGCGCTTGCGGAATTTCCGGCGGCGGCTCGCCGCTTTCCTTGGCCTCTAATTGCTGAATATGCGGCGGCAGCAACGTCTGCGCGCGCTTGGCGATCTTGTCCGCCAACGGCCAATCCTGCATTTTCGCGAATAGATCGATGTAGAGTTGCGCAACCTCCGGCCCGGTCGCTTGCATGAACGTCGCCATGCCGTCGCGCGCTTCCTCGCGCTTGGTCGAATAGCTCGGTCCCATTTCGACGGCCACCTCATAGGTGCCCACCGTGAGGTCGTTCAAAACAACCGTCGCGATCCCGTCGCCGTTCGGGTCCTTTACTTCCTTGTTCACCTCCATCACGTCGATCTTGCCGTCTTCGCCGACGATCCGGATCGTGCGCTCGGTGTCGTAAATGTACGGGATCAGATTGACGATGATTTGACCGACGCGCTGCACGCCAACGCCGAAATTGTCGATATAGACATATGTCCCGGTGTCGCCTTCGCGCTGGCGTGCGATGATCGCCTTGCCGCTGGTTTCGTTCGACGCCTGCCCAAGCGCAGCCGGATAAATCCCAGTGACCGCGCTCATATCCGCGGTCGAAGTCATCAACAATTCGCGAATGCCGCTCGACGCTACCGGCGGCGGCTCACGTTCCGGCGCCTTGCCGCCGTTCTCCGGGTCCGGCGTGAATTCGAGGTATGGCCAATTCTTGCTGTTAACCGTTTCCCATTGATCTTGGAATTCCTCGAAATTCTTGCGCGTGCCCTTGTACGGAGCTTTCGGTTGGAGCGCGACCACTTCGGCGTCGGCACTGATCCCGTAGTTGTAGAGCCGCTGTACGTCTTTAAGCCCGCGCGTGACGCCGTTGCGGATGATTTCGCGCCCGATTTTCGTTTGCTCGCCGATGAACGGCGCGACCGGGATATCCGGCCCAAGCCATTTTTCCGGCCCTTCGATGATGTCACGCGCGGATACAAGATAGCGCTCGACTTGATAGCTGTCGCGCTCCTCGATCGCCGCATTCCCGGCGGCAGCATCGGCGGCCTTAGCGCCATCTGGATCATGAGTGAGATCAACAATGGCGCCGGAAGGATACACGGCAAGCTTGCGCTTATTGGGAACCTTTCGCCAGTACGCCGCGATCCGCACATAATCATCGGAAAACCACGTGTGATAGGGCTCGCGGTTGCCGATCGGCGTCGTGTCGGCGTCGGGATATTTCTTCTGGAACACCTTGCGCGACATATCGACCGGGACGAAGCACCAATTCGCATCGCAGCGCGTCGGATGCGTGCTGTCCGGGTCCCACACAACGGCCACGCCGTCCTCGATCTGCCGGACGCAAATTTCCTGCTCCATCGTGGTTCCGGCGGCGTACTCGGTGTAAACCTCCACATGCCCGATCCCGGCGCCAACCTGCTGATCGGCGGCCCCGAAATAGACTTGCTTGGCAAAGCTGCGCTGTTCGATGTAGCGCACCATGCCGGGAAGGATTTTCGTCGCTACGTCCTTCGAGGCGGCGTCGTCCACCGGCACAACCTTGACCGCCGGGCGAAGCTGGCGAATGTCGCCG